TGCTCCTGTTGACAAAGCAGTATGGGCTACCTATCGTCAAGCCTTGCGTGATGTCACTACGCAGACAGGTTTCCCTTGGACTATTACATGGCCTGATGCACCATGACACAAGAAGTCACCCATAAACAAATCTACGAACGACTGATTGCAGTTGAAAGTAAGGTAGATAGCATAGACAAGAACACAAGTGGTCTTGTAGAGGCTATAAAGGCTCTTGATGGGGCTTTTAAAGTGCTTGGATGGGTAGCCTCTGCTGCCAAGCCTATTCTATGGGTGGGTGCGCTGATTATGGCTGCTGGTGCAGTCTGGCAGACTTGGATTAAAAAATGAGAGACTGGGCTATGGCTTTTACTACCGCAGTCCTTTTTTGTATTACTGTTGTCTGGTGTTTTTACATCATCGTTTGGGCTATGACGTGAAATGGCTACTGGTGCTATCTATGTTGTTTACATTGGTGGCATCTAGTAAAGAAAAAACTGAATATCGTTGTGTCAGATGGGCATGGACAGGTGATGTTTACAACCGAAAGGTAGTATGCCTTGAGTGGCAAAAGGTTGAGAAAAAATGATTGACCCCATCACAGCACTAGCTGGCATACAGTCAGCAATCAGCATGGTCAAGAAGGCAGCAGGTGTTGCCCAAGACTTAGGCTCACTTGCGCCCATGATTGGTAAGCTATTTGACGCAAAGTCTGTAGCTACCAAAGCCATGCTTCAAGCCAAGCAATCTGGCAAAGGCTCGAATATGGGGACTGCCCTCCAGATTGAGATGGCACTAGACCAAGCCAAAGTCTTTGAAGAAGAACTGAAAATGCTCTTTATGCAGACAGGCAAGATTGATGTCTGGAACAAGATTAAAGCCCGTCAAGCAGAGATGGACTTGGCAGATGCCAAAGAGATTAGTGCTTTAAAGAAGGCAGAAAAAGAAGCTAAACAGAAAGAGCAAGAACAACTAGAGATTGGTTTGGCAATAGGTGCAGTTTTCTTTGTTTTATTTTTAGTCTTTGTTGGCATTTATGAATTGATGGAGTTCTGCCAAACAACAAGAAGGTGTGGTCGGTGAATGAGTATCAGAAAACCTTTGATATGTGCCTCAAGATATTCGTTTATGGATGCGTGGCACTTTATTTCTTGGGTTTTCTGAAATTCTTACCTGACGATTTGTCAGACAAAATTGTTAATCTCTTACTTGGAAAGATTGGACTGTAATGCTATCTCTATTTTCTACACTAGGTGGTTTGCTAATCTCAGGCTTACCAAAACTCCTAGACTTCTTTCAAAACAAAGATGACCAAAAGCATGAATTAGCTTTGGCTAGGGTTCAAGTAGAACTTCAACTACAGATGATGGCTCAAGGGTTTAAGGCTCAAGAGCGCATGGAGGAGATTCGCACAGACCAGATTGCCATGCAGACAGATGCCCAGATGACTGAGGCTGCTTTGAAGCATGATGAGAAAATCATGGAAAGAGCAAGCACTTGGGTAGTGAACTTTGTAGGTACTGTAAGACCTATTGTGACTTACATCTTTATCTTTGAGTTATGTGCAATTAACGCATGGATTGCCTATTACGTTTACAGCAGACCTAGTTTAGTTAACAACATGGATGACTTGATTAGGGTTACTGACGTTATTTTCTCTAGCGATGAAATGGCAATGCTTGGAGGAATTATCGGGTTTTGGTTTGGCTCACGTTCATGGGCTAAGAAATGAAAATCAGCGAAAAAGGCGAACATCTGATGCACTTCTTTGAAGGCTACAGAAACAAGCCTTATCGGTGTTCTGCTGCCATTTGGACTGTCGGGTGGGGTCACGCTATGTATGCAGACCAATTAGCCTTGCCAAACGTGCGTAAAGAGGGTTACACAGGGCTTATCAGGTCTGACTATCAACTAAAAGGGGAAGACAATCGTGTCTGGTCTAAAGATGAACTGGTCAATTTGTTCAAGGTTGACATCGATACTTTTGAACGTGGTGTTCTTCGACTTTCTCCTAATCTTGCTAGTCATCAAAGCAAATTCGACGCTGTTGTCTCTTTTGCGTACAACGCAGGGTTAGGGAATTACCAAAGGTCAACCATTCGCATGAAGGTCAATCGTGGTGATTGGGATGGGGCTGCCGAGGCTTTTATGTCGTGGACAAAAGCGGGTGGAAAAGAGGTTTCTGGGCTTGTCAAAAGACGCAAAGCTGAAGTAGTTTTGTTTTTATCTTAAATATAATTGTCATAAATCTTGTATAAGGTGTTGAAATGCCTAACATTCCTACGCCAGAACACGCAGAACTGTTCGCACAAAGTGTCAGAAAATGGCAACAAGTGCTGAGTTTGGGTGATTGGAGAATTGAAAAGGGCATAAAGCCAGCTAAAGCAGCAATGGCTTCTGTTGAGTTTACACCTGCTGCAAGACTTGCTGTTTATCGTTTGGGAGACTTTGGTGCTGAAAAAATCACACCAGATTCACTAGACAAAACGGCTCTGCACGAGTTACTTCATATATTTCTATATGACCTGCTTTGTACTGCTACCGATGTGAAATCGTCAGATGAGGACAGAGAAATGCAAGAGCATCGAATAATTAACACGCTAGAAAACCTTTTGACCAAGGACTCCAATGGGCGCACATAATGAGACTTGTACCGACATGGAGTTCATCCAGTTATGGGGTCAACTTCAATCTGCACAAAGAATGGCAGAACACCTTGGAATAAATAACAGGGCAGTCCACTTACGCAGAAGGTGGATTGAAAAAACCTACAACATGACCCTCAATGCGAAAGACCATCGAGGTGATTTGTATAACAAAAACAGACCCAAGTCTTTTTCTCCTTTAAAGCAAGTAGAACTTGGCATACTGGACGGAACAGTTATTGTGTTCTCAGATGCCCACTTTATTCCTAATCAGCGTACAACAGCATTTAAAGGGCTTCTATGGGCTATCCAAGAGTTTAAGCCCAAAGCTATCATCTGTAACGGAGATGCGTTTGATGGTGCGTCTATATCAAGACATGACGTAACTGAACAACCAGCGACTACTGTTATTCAAGAACTAAAATCTACGCAAGCTGCGTTGGGTGAGATTGAGGAAGTAGCTAAAGCAGCAAGGCACAATGTAAAGCTACTGTGGACATGGGGAAACCATGACGTTAGATTCGGCAATCGTTTAGCGCAACATGCGCCACAGTACAAAGAAGTATTGGGTTTTAAACTGACAGACCACTTCCTTGATTGGGAGTTTTGTTGGGCAGTATGGCCTACCGAGGATGTGATTATCAAACACCGATACAAAGGTGGAGTCCATGCCACTCACAATAATACGGTTCAAGCGGGGGTCTCAATTATTACGGGGCATTTGCATAGTTTAAAGGTAACGCCATTTAACGACTATAACGGGATTCGATATGGTGTAGATACAGGAACACTTGCTGAGACTGATGGCCCACAATTTACTTATGCTGAACTAAATCCAAGCAACCACAGGTCAGGATTTGCTGTTCTTAATTTCTTCAATGGACAGTTACTATGGCCTGAGTTAGTCCATAAGTTCAATGATGAAAATATGATTCAATTCAGAGGCGAAGTCATTGATGTAGGTGCATTTTGAGTGCTTGGCTAATCATTCTTACAGGGGCTATCTACGCCTACATTGCTGGTGAACAGCTTTGGAAAGATAACCCACACATGGCGATTGTCTATGCGGGTTATGCTTTCTCGAATGTGGGTCTTTACCTGTTGGCAAAGTAGCTTATTCGCTATCGTCTAAGCCAGCAGCAATTACTTCTTCTGCTGCGTCTTCTTCAAACTCATCTTCAAGTTCGTCAATATCTTCATATTCAATTTCCCATCCATTTTCCTCTTGGAACTGGATAAATTCTTGAATGATTCGAATCTTCTCAAAGTCATGGGTTTCAACAACAATTTTCTCACTGCCTACCCAACCAAATTCCATCTCAAATTTCATGATGTTCTCCTAGCGCAACCGATTGTTGCAACTAAATCGTAGAACATCTTTATGTCAAAAACAAGACTCAAGGTTCTTTTTGGAAGACTCCGTTAGGCAATAGTATGCCCTTGCGATTCTTAATTTGGTCATACGCAATTTCCATACATTGTACTAAGTTTATGTCTTGCAGTACACAGTAGTTAATAAGACAGACCATGACATCACCAACAGAATCAACAATAGCATCCTCGTCATTTTTAATGGTGGCATCTGCTAGTTCTCCCATCTCTGACATTGCTTTTAGAAGCTGAACTTCTGGTGTGCTGTTAGGAATAATCTTTCTGGCTTCTGACCATTGAATTATTTTCATCTCTATACTTGCGTATGACA